GACGGCTTTTCCATCAAGTGCAGCCGTATTAACCATTGCTGCGTCACGCTGATCGGGACCCACACGCAGTCGAACCATATCTGCAATAACAAACCTGCCATCCGATAATCGCCCAAGTTTTCCTCCTGCCGTATAGTCACCGTCTGTAGTGCTGGCTAAGTCCCAGCCCCTGCACCATTTAATTTCGCCAGCAGGTAATGCGTCCACGATCTGTATTTGATCGGGTTTAAACAAGTCTCCGTCTAGTGGAGCAGGTCTTTGTTGATAGAGAGCTGCCCACGTCCTCGGATTACTTTCAAATTGCGCCCAGTGCTTCTCATCGAACCATTCGGTCCAAAGGTATTCACCGATCTGTCTGCCAAGGGGATCTCCCTCGTTTTCGCATTTAGCGGGTAAGCAGACCACTTCCCAGTAGTTGCCGTCCTTGCAGAGAATCCTGCCGGACTCACCTTTCCAGCCATCGGGAAGTATTCGTCCAGCGAGGTCATCCTCGTGCCAACGGGTTTGAATGAGGACAATCCAGCCTCCCGGTATCAAACGGGTCTTTAGATCATCCTCGAAAGCGTCATAGGTTTTATTACGGATTGTGTCCGAATTAGCTTGCTCACGTCCCTTGATAGGGTCATCAATGATGATTCCATGAGCTCGATTACCAGTAACGCCCCCGAGAATACCGCAAGCCATGTATTCGCTGCCGTTGTCCAGTGAGAACTCTTGAGCAGCCGAAGACTCGACTGTCAGCCCAGTTCCGAAGATTCCTCGGTATCTAGGCTGCTTAATGATTGATCGGGTGCGTCTACCCAGTTTTCGGGCTAGATCGTCACCATAGCTGGCTAGGATCACCTTACGGTTTGGCTGAGCCCCAAGGTACTTACTGGGGAAAACTACTGAGGCATAGGTCGATTTGGCACTGCCCGGGGGCATAAATACCATCATTCGACCATACGGAGTATTTGCTACTTCATCTAGCTTTTGCAATAAAAGCCGATGATGATGAGCCATCGTGGTTTCGATTGGCTCAAAGAATTCAGTGTCGGGATCGTCTGTGGACGGTTTACCCGGTACATCAATAGCGTTGGCATACTGCAGAATGTCTGCACGAGCCCTGCGCCTGATTAGGACTTCCTTAGCTGCTTCGGCTTGCGATGGCAAGGAGAGCCTCGTCTGTCATTTCCCGCAGATTTGAGTCTTCGGTACTTGTGAATTTCTGCACTTGTTCCTTGTTTGCATTGAGCAATCCCAAGGGAACTTTGCTGGCTTCGTTTGCCATGTCTTGCAATGCGCTCACCGTCTTGAGTGCGACCATGCCTTCGCCAGTCAGGAGGTTTTCCTCATTCACTGTATTGAGCTGCTGATTTGCCAGTCTCGATAACTGATTGGCATTTATGGCTCCGAACTTACCTGCGCTGGCTAGGTTCGTACTGATCGCTTTGAGGTCATCCACAAAGTTTAGTACGGTAACTTGTTCGGAAACAGGTAAAGCCTTTAAATTCTGTTCAGCCGTAACTAATTGATTTGAAACGGATTTCATTGTTCGGATTCGTTCGGAAAGCCGTTCGCTGATCGATGTCTTACTCACCCCGTACTCTCGGGATAGATCCGCAGCCTTCTCGCCCTTGAGCATTCGGCTTTTGATTTCTTCCCACTGTTTGTCAGTGAGCTTTGAAGGACGTGCCATTAGCTGACTATTCCTTTCAGCGTATCGAAAATATACGATTTATTGCCCAAAATGTATCCAACTTTATTGACTCCCAAACTGGGATACAGTTTATCCATGATTGGCAAATTTACCATGATATTTCTCTATCAACGGGGGTGGTTAGGCAGACATTAGAGGATGTGAGAAGTAGAGAGTTTTTCTGCCTTCTGCTCTACAGTTCAAAATCACCAAATCTACACCCCCCACCTTAATCTGCTTCCACGTCTTCGTTTTTGTAAAGTTTTTGATCTGTTTTGTAAAGTTTTGATTGCAGCATTGTCAAGTTCTTAGCTTGCTTCCACGCTTTCTGAGCCACTGAGTCTGCCTTCTTGTAAAAGTTTGCCCGGCTGATTCCTACCTCGCTTGCAAGGACCTTAATCGGGATCTTGCGTCCATTCCTGTATCCAGCCGAAATGTAGACCGCATAAAAAGCAATCTGCTCCACTGGATCAAAGCTGTCAATCACCAAAGTAAATGCTGGGAAATACTTGTTTAACGGATAGTCGACTTCATGAGTGGCTGATCCTTCATTGAGCACCTTGTCAAAGCCGGGTGGGAGACGGGGACCGCCATACCTATGCGCTTTGGCATAGTGCCAAAAATTTACGCATATCTCCTCAAATTCAGGATCGGTAAACTGTCTGCTCATGCTTTCCTTTTAAGGTCCCGGTTACATTTATCCGGGGTGCGAAAAAGGAATTAACGCACTGATTTGCGTCAATCTTAATCGATCACTTATCATCCCGCAAATCTTCCAGTGGTGATTTCCAGCAAATATTCCTCGGTGAGTCCGTAAACCGACTCGAATTTTTTGCGCCCAAGTCCATGAATACCGGAATTACCAGTATGGTGCTCGGGACAGAGGGGGATGACTGGAGCATTACTGCGCTTCCCGGCTCTACGGATGTGATGAATGACAGCAGGGCTTCCTTCTCCGTATCCGAGGTGAATGCAAAGGATGCACCCGAGGCTTGCAAGTTTGTCAAAATGTTCTTTCTGTGCTTTAGTCGCCATACTTGTACCCGTAAGCCAACTGGCAAAATTGCTTTTCAACGCTATTGCTTGACTGCCAAAAAATATCAACTGGACAATTATCCCGGTAATCCAAAAATGCTTTGACAGCACAAAGCAATATGACCATGCAGATAATTAGTTTAGCAAGATTGAGAATGTCCTTCATAGTAACGCTTCCTCAAATTGTGACAAATCTAATTTTGGTTTTGGTTTGCGAACGCATTTAAACGTCCAGCCGGGACGCAAAGCGCAAACTGCAAGAGCCTCCTCTTGTCTGCCAACAATTCGCATTACTTCGTTGTCTTCGTTTTTGATAACGTACATTGCATATCCTTTCGTGAATATATTCTTATCATACACTTAAATCTTTATCGACTGCCCATGCTTGGATGTATTCAATCAGCTCGATCATTTCGTTGACCGACAGCTCCGAGGTCCTACGGAAAACGATGTCGACCCCATGACCGTCTAAAGCTGGCAGCATTTCGATTGGTTCGCCACGAGCTCGAAGCCATGCAGCCGTCAATAATCGTTTCCAAGTCTCTACGTCTCGCTTTGCGCCAGCCCATTCAAGTGCTTTGGCAATATCGGTTAGCAGGGCATGAAGCTTGGCATTCTGAGCTAGGCTGCGGGTAATCGGTTTGATCTCAACTGCGTAACCTTCCGGGGCTTCTGCTACGGCAATTTTTGCGTTTGACCTAGCAACGTCATGAGCCAATATTAAATATTTTCTCAAAAAGTAGGTCCTCCAAAAACTTCACGCTCTAGGTATCTGCAATACTGGTTTTGGTGCTCAATGTGCTTCAGTAGCTCATCATACTTCGTTCTCCAGTAATCGGCAGCTTCTTTTGCAACTTGAAGTTCGGTTATAGCCACACCCCCCAGTCTCCCCGGTTCCCTAGCCTCCACTGGACGATGAAGTCGCTTTCGCACTTGAGCCATAGTGATCTTGACCTTTCCGTATTCACCCATCTTCTAAATTCCCCCAATCCCCATTCGTGTCTGTATTTCAAAAGCTGCCGTACAAGGCAACGGTGTTTATGCGTTTGCTCACTGATCGCCATTGATCCGGTCCGGGTGATACTGGTAGGACCATACTTCCTTCCGAGCTCTCAAAGTTGTATTTGGCACGATTTCCCGAGTGATATACCGTTGTTTTCGCAGGTGGCACAAAGCCATTGCGATTGCAGCAGAAGTCAAATTGGTTTTTTCTCGGATCGCAGATAGGGTCAACGGATTTTTTTCTTTGACAAATACGGCTCGGACCTTTACCAGTGCGTTTGAGCTTTGCTTTTCCATTTACTTTCCCCTCATTGCAACAGATTTTTGTTTGAATGAGGAGGTGAATTCCCTCAATTTTTCGAGTGCTTCCTCTCT